GCGTCTGTATTGTATAATACATTGGGGACATAAGTTGTATCTGCTGCTGCATTGTCTCCTGTTAAAGATAGACCGACTCCAACATCTGCTGCCGAATTTAATAAATAATCTGTATGGGCTTGTGTGTTGTCTCCCCTATGTGTTGTGTTGTTTGCGACATCTGTTGCAACATCAATTCCATCAACTGTCCCTGATACTGTGATGTTTCCTGTTACGTCCACACCTGCACTCACATCCAAATTCCCTGTGACTGTTGTTAGTGCCGTTGCTCCGTCCAAAGTTACCCTCGCTGTGTCCACTCCTCCATCATTAACACCCAATATTAAATCTCCATCTTCAAACTTATTTTTTATTGTAGATGTTCCTGCGTTCTCTTGTAATAATGTTAATTTGTTTGTCTCTACTGCATTGGCTAATATACCAATGTCACAATCCTCACCTGCTGGTGCTTGAACATGAAACCTCATTGCTTGTCCTGCTGTATTACCTATTAAATGTGTGTGTAAATTTGCATCACTCTCATCAATACCAAAACAAACTTCATGCGCTGTATTGGTTGTTTTAAAACATAGGGTAGGATCTGTTGCGTCTGCTGTTTCTAGTTTAGCAGCCGCTGCTGTTTTAGTAATATTAATATCTTGTGTTATAGGATTTGTTATCCCTACCTTTGCTGTGTTCGCTGCAACTTCTCCCGCTGTTACAGTAGTAGTTTTAACACCCTTAACACCTCCGTCTCCCTGTACTAATGTGACGTCTGTTAAATTCGCTGCTGCACTTACATCTCCTCCTCCTGCCGGAGCTCCCCAAGTCCCATCATCCTTTAAGAAATTCCCTACGTTTGTACCTTTAGGAACGTAACCATGCGCCGCAATAGTAACATCATTAGTTACATTATCTGCTAGAATTTGCATGGCTTCTGTTACCTTAGCTGCTCCTATTGTTAAAGCACCTGCTCCAGTAACATCTCCGGTATGATTTGCGTTAGTTAACTTCGCGTCATTAACAGCGTGGGCGTGTAAAGCGTCTGCATCACTCCCATCTGTTAGAGTTGTAACATTAGCACCAGTTCCAGTTGTATCATGTGATGCGATTGTTCCCGCAATTATATTATCATGTGTTAACACAGCCTCGACGTTTGTCAAAGTTGCCTTCTTTGTTACCGGGGTGACCGCGACATCATCCACCATTGCGAATAGGTCTGCTCCTACCGGGGTTGGTAGGTCGTCTAGTGCTGTTATTTTTGTGTCTGCCATTATAGTATTATTTTATCTCCTATCTCCAGTAGAACGAAGTCCCCATTCTCTAACAATAAGAATTCCTCTGCTATTGTGATTGTATGAAGTAGTCTCCATTCTCCTAAATACCATACACTTATAGTGTGAGAGGTAGTATTTAAAATTAACTCTCCCTCATCTCCAGTCGCCGGATTAGCTGCTACTGTATTAATTCTACTATCATTGTCATCTACGTATTTTTTATTAACAATATGTTTGTTCTCTGTTGGGTCGTCCCTGCAACTCCCTATCTTAACATTAATTTGGTCGACGATGTTTTTATCAGCCATGTTGTCAAAGTTGCCTGCTCCCTCTGGACGTGTATAACTTGTCTTATCTTTTGGTATCCTATTTGCATTGCTTAGCTTCTTTACCATAGAAAATCATAGAAAACAAAGTTTATAAATTAATCCCCGGTATTTGATCCGCTTAATGTTTGAATACTAGATCCATCAAACCATACTATAGTAGTGCCACTTATCATCATCTGCCCCTGTATTGTTGGTTCATTTTCTGTTGCATTTAATATAAATTCAGAAGGTCTTACAATGTCACCAATAACTTCTACCATTACTTCTTACCCTTAGATTTAGTCTTCTTTTCTTCTGCTACCTTTTCGCATGATTCCCTATAAACTGCAACGTCTGCAGGCTTAGAACTGCACTCTGGCTCTGCAGCCAATTCTTCATCAGTCATTAAATGCGCCCACTTCTCTCCCCTTAGAACTTGTGCCTTATAATTCATCTTCCACTACCTCAACTTCTTCCTCTACTGTTTCAATTTCTTCTTCCATTTTATTCAGTTCCTGTAATCGTATAGATTGCTTTAGGGTGGACTATTTGTATTTGACCCATTTGCCAAGATCGGATTACTGTGCTTATTCCCGGTTTCTCAATTAGTGCTGTCTCAAATCCTACTGCGCTTTGCCATGTAGCAGTTAGACCTCTTACAATAATCATTGCTTCTGCGTCTGTCACAGTTGTTGATTTTACTATAGTCAGTCCTGCAACCTGTCCCATTTTCCCGTTAGAGACAACGTCAGCCGTTTTAAAGGTTGGATTGTTGATTACCTTGCTATTCTGCATTAGGGAGGCGTAGTCATGTGGATTAACTAATAGAATACCACTCTCTAGAGCATCATAGTTATTCTCGTCCATTGCTTGAATCCCTCTTAGGATGTCATTAATTGGATTTTGACTTGTTGCCGTTGCATTATCCCATGTTGCAGTTGCTGCAACTGTTCCTGAAGTTGAACTCTCTGCTGTCAATGCCGCATAAATTGCCGTATCAATAGAATTAACAATACTCTCAACGATTCCATTAATAGATCGTGCTTGGATATTGAATGCGTTAAGTCTTAGGTCTTCCATAGAGATTAAAGATTCTGCACCATACTTGATGTGGTCTGCGCTTACCTTAGTCCATGACCTCTGCACACTAGGAAATTCTGATAACCTTGTGATCCCCTTGATGTTTCTTGTTCCGGAAGCTGTTAGAATAGTAGGGTCTTCTTTATAGTAAGTCTCTGTCAACTTATTGGAATTAACTTGTTTCAATAGAGGCATTAACTTAAACTTCTTCTGTGCGAATACTGTTACAATCTTAGAAATGTTCTCCCCTCTAATGTCAACTTGTCCTGCTTGGTCTGCCATTATCCTCTCACCCCAATATCTACTTCTACAACTGCACTTGCTGCTGCATCTTGCAATAGTTTACCCACAACTTTTCCAGTTAATAGGTCACCTGAGGCTGCTTCCCTAATTAGATTTGCTCCAGATAAAACAACCATAGCCCCTGTAGAAATACTATCTTCACTATTTGTTAAATCAAATATTCCGTCTTGTGCTAATCCCAAATTCACCTGTCCGTCACTTGCTTCTTTCTCTGTCATAGCAATACCTGCAAAGACTTCCGTTCCAGCACTTGCTGCTGCTGTTCGTGGGTCTGCTAGTCCACATAAAGTAAATTGTTCAATAGTCGCGCCATCTGCAACAGTAAAATCTCTAATAATACTTGCTGTTTCAACAACGGTTGCTTCGTTTGCCATAAATTAACCACATATTATGGGTATTTAAATCTTTCCTTCTTTTGCTAATTGAATCGCCTTTAGGCTTAATCCTAAAAATGCGAGAAAAATAAGAAATAATAACTCTAATGCTATAAATTCTAATGTCATAATACCTCCACTCCGTCGACAAATTTATCTTTTTTGAATTTCACAAAATGTGATGCAACGTGTCCATCTCCTCCATCCTTCTTCATCTGCTGTTCCATGATAAATTTCTTAATGTTCTTCTTCTCTGTTTCTGGGAATACGCACTCCCATGTCCTCACCTCTCTCATCCCTATTTGAATCGCCCCAATCTGTTTTCCTGTGATCTTATTCTTGAAGTCTACGAACTTCTTTTGACATTCTACTATGAATCTATTTGTATATTCAGGCACTCCCCTAGTTACGAAGTAGAGGTGCATTTCAATTCTTCCTCAAATTTTCCTAGAACGAATTTGTTTACCTCTATACCTTGTTCTGTGTTCTTCTGGATGTCTTCTAATTTGGTGATGGTTTCCTTCATTGCTTTGATCTCTGATTCTAAATATTTCTTATTCATGTTAATATATCTACCTCCCCTTTGTCAAATCTCTCTGCCAATTCTTCAGGTGTTTCTTTCTCCTTTTCTTTCATCTCTCCTGCAAGAGCCTTGCCCCCGACCATTTGTGCAGCATATAATTTGTCCTTCCTGTCCTGTAGTTTTTCCTCACGGTCTAACAACGTCTCTTTTTCTTTGTTCGCCGCTTCGGCTCTATCAAGTGGAGAAACCTCATTAACGCCCTCATCAGATTTGACAGGCTCCGGAGTATCAGTAATAACTTCTTCTCCTTCTTTGTTGTCCTCATTTTTTTCTTCATTATTCATTCAATTATATACATATACCCCTTTATAAACTTTTCTCTATTGCGATTGTAAGTTTATTTACAGCCATGGTCAATGACTGCTGCCACTTGTATCTTTCTATAATAAGTGTGACTGTCCACAATCCTAGGACCCCATAATTAAGGAGAATTTCTGTCATCATGCCGTCGTCCCCTTCGGTGTTCCCGTTGTAGTTGATGTGATTGCAACTTCTGATCTCTTTCCTGTATTGATTTTTCCATCCTTTCCTTCGTCCTCTCCTAGGTTTTCCTCAATCCTTGCAGGGAATTCGAATGTTACATCTAGTCCTAATTGAAGTTTGATCTGTTTCTCTACATAATTCTGTTCGTCTTCTATTACCTGCTGCCATGAAAGATAAACCATTTTACTAGATGCCTCCGTTGACCCCGCTTCTATTGCCATAATAAGAGCTGGGACCCCTCCGCCTTTTGTAACTTCCTCTACCCATGTCTGTCTCCATTTCAAAGGATCAACACCATTCTTCCCTGCCTCAATCAATTCCCATCCCACTGCCTTCTCCGGAATGATTATGTCTGTTCCCGCATTCTTTGCAACCTTATGGTCTGCTTTAAACTTTGCAATATCTGCAGGTTTACTGGATTTGATTTCCCAGAGTATCATAGGCACTACATAAGAGTGGAAAAACACTGCCATGTCCTCGTCTAGTTGTTTTATCTTATCTAGAAATGTTGTTAGTGATTTGATGTCCCCTGTCCCGTGTGTTGCATCCGCATTTCTATTAAGAGACATATGGAATATCTCATCCTTCTCAAATCTTTGTTCTACACCGTCGCTGCTAAACTGATAACCATAATAATCCAACATCCCTTTATCATCATAATAAACTTTTACTGCTGCAGGGTTTAGAGGTTTTAAATTCCTTAATGCTGTTCCCTTCCCTCCGACGATCTCTGCATAGGAATCACCATCTATATGCCTCACCCTAATCCCATTCTTGATAACTTCCTCAAAGGTTTCTTTTCCTGATCCTACAATCCTATCTATGATTTTTTGTGTAGTTGCCTTTGTTACGTTTGCTCCCTTCCCTACACTCCAATCTCCTACTTTATTAATAACTGTCTTGATGGATGCGTGCCCTTGATAATATCCGTTGTTTGTCGTCCAATCACTAGACTGCCAGAAATTCTTATTGCCTGGTCTGTCTACATCACTTGTATCCGTTGTTTGAACTGATATTTGTTTATCTGGGTCTGTCGTTGATGTGATTGTATAATCTCGTCCTGCCATTATATATAGTCCGTTGTGTAGGTTACCTCAAGTCCGTCTAGGTGATGTTCTGCTGCTGAAGATTCTGTGAATGTGAAATAATAAGCATAGGTATCGTTGTCTATAGTTGCATTTGAAATAGAGGTGTCTTCTGTCCCTACTGCTGCAGTCGCCATGACCGTCCCTGATACCGCCCCCACGTTTGCAATCCTGTTTAAAATCCATGTTATTGATCCACTACTTACTCCCCCAGAGACTAAAGCCCCTGTCACTATTGCCCCATTTGGAAGGTGGACAGGACAGAATACTTTGGTATAATCCGACGCTGTTTGAACTCTGAATGCCAGATTTGTCCATGTTGTATCTACGGAATAATCTACATCATGCTCCGAAGTCATAAAGTCAAATGGTGATCCACTCCAATAAGAAGTCTTATTTGTTAAACTCACAGTAATATCATTACTTGCCCCTGCTGTTGTGATTCCTGTTCCTCCTAGGATGTCCAGATTGTTTACTGCCGGTGTTGCCGTTCCTGTGTCACCGTCGACACTCATCACTACAACCGCCTTCAATGCCACATCTCCTGTGGTCACTGTGAAGTCTGTCAGTTGGAATGATGCTATTCCCTTATTGGTGTCAGAAGCATTCTCTCCGGATATTGTCCCCGTAGAATAATCAATCCCCTCTCCTCCTGATAATCTTGCATCAATGTCTGTTGTCATATTATGAGTGTTTGTTGTTGCGTCATGGTCTACTCCTGAGTCATCTATTGTCACTGCTCCTGCTGTTACATCAAAATCTGCTGCGTTGAAGGTTGCGATACCCTTGTTCCCTGTGTCTGTTGCCAGTTCCCCTGATATTGTGATTGTTGATCCTGGACCTGCATCAGTCAAGTCCATTCCTTCTCCCGCAGTCAACACTCTTTCGTTTGTAGTATCTGGGTCTGTTGATAATAATACATAGTCCAAATCAGTCAGTCCTACTGACGTTGCCGTCGCTGTTGAGGCAGGTGTTTCCCTAACATCTCTTTGTGCGAATACCTTCTCTCCTGGAATATCTAATGTCATTATGTTACTCCCAAGCTTGTTAGACTTTGTGAAGTGTTTAGTATTTCCTCGATCTTCTGCATCCTATGTATATGGACTTGTGCCATGTCTTCTGGCTCTATTAGTGAAGAAAAGACTGCCCCTACCGTTGCCATGTTATACATTATCCCGGACATTGCCGTGTATCTTGCAACATATTCTGATAGGATTCCTTTGAAGTTTGCTTTTAAAGACCCTACGTTTGCGGTCAAATCGTAATTAATAAGCATTGATAAATAGTTCTCTGCTTGGATTCCCCATGCCGTTTTATTGCCATCTGTCCACCCTGTAGCGTCTACCAGTTCCCCTGCCATTGCATTCATTTCGTCATCTGTGGATAAAACACTTGTTGCTGCCATTCAACAGGTAGCGAAGAACGGTTTAAGTAGTTTTTGTTTTATGAGATATGCCGCCCGAATCAGTCCTTCTACCGTATGTGAGTTATTTCCTTCGATTTTCGTCCTTTCTCCGACGTAAACCTGCCTAATTGACTTCAAACTGGCCATTATTTCCAGATTTTTGAACAATTTGATTTTCCTTAAATCGCCCAACATTAGGAGATTTATATACATATCATTCTTCAATAGGGGCTTCTCGTGATCTTCATCATCAATGACCTTTGTGGCATTATCTAAACCCTCACTTTTCCCTGCAGTCTCATCATCCTCTAATAATAGATCAAGAACTCCTGCACCCATCCCTCCGGAATCTATACCTATTCGGTTAAACGAATACAATCTATCCAGTCTCCTGATTTCTCTGTATGTTTCAGGAATCTTGAGTTTTCTGATTTCTGAATGGTATGTCTGGAATATATTTTCTTCATCTGTTCCATTTAGGATTTCAAAGGTTGATGGATCAATCACCCGTCCCACGTCTACTCCTAAGAATAAGTCTCCCCCAGAATTAGTCCCAGAGAGAGAAGATGATAACACCTCTGGATTATGGGGGAGTGTGCAAACGTCTTCAATCCAATCATCGCTAAATAGCTGCATGATTTCGTCTAAAAATAACCCTAAATACTCTTGTCCGTATTCAATTTCACTCATGTCTGCCTTGTCACATTCTAAAATCTTCTTTGCCCCTTCCCTCTGTTCTTGTGTCCAACTCTCACTTATCGGTCTTTCTTCCATCACCTTTTCTGTTGTTTCATAAAAGAAGTTGAATCTTGCCTTGGGGTCTTTGAGGTTTTGTGATTCATTGAATCGTTCCCAGAAGTATCCTTGTTTTCCATAAGGCGTAGAACACATCCATATTTCTCCGGCGCAGGTCAACAAGACAGGGAGTGCGGCGATCCAGAATAGACGTGGCATTCTACTCGCCTCATCAACAATCAAGACCCCACCTTCAAAACCTCTCGTAGCATCTCCTGTGTTCCCAACGGGTCTTGAGAGCATTTGAACAGCCTTCTTATTTCTTATCATAAATAGTTTTTTTGTCTGGGGCTTATATCTTCCTTTACCTATTAATTTGGGATATTCCTCTCTGGCGTATGCTAGTGCCATTTGAATAATAATCATCGCTTGATCTTCTGTTAGTGATACAACGATTATGGGCTTCCCATATTCTATCATGTGGTCTATTGCCTTCCTCGCCAGGATGTATGTCTTCCCCACTCGACGACCTGTGCAAAGTCCCAAGTCTCCTCTGTGTTCTAATACCTTCTCTTGCCATGGATCAAGTTTTATCTTCATATCCCAAAAATTGCCTCACCTTTACATCTCTACCTGCCAAGAAGGCTATATAACACTTGTGCCCCATCTTCTTCAATACATTCATTTTCAATTTTTCCTTTTTGTCAAGTTTGTTGTTTGTCTTACATTCCACTAGTCTCATATCATAATATCCCGAACAATCCTTTTTGAAAATTACAAAATCAGGGAATCCTTTTCCCATTGTTAGTCCCCTTCCTGGGATGTAGTGGTTTCCCGCCTTTATGATTTCATCTGTTTGTAGATCAATGTTATTCTGCCACTTTGACACTATCCATCCATCTTCTTCGAAATATTTACGTGTTTTCAACTCAAAGGCTGCTCCCACTCTCTTATTCTTCCTTCCTTGTGCGCTTTTATTAATCATATATCCGCTTCACACCTAATAATCTTAAAGACAAAGGCTTTGGTTTCAACAACCAATCCTAAATCAATCATCGATCTAATGCAGTCTCTAACAACTTCATCTGAAGACCCAATGTCAATCATTACACGTCTTTTTAATTTATCCATCGGGAGTGTTTGCCCGACGATAGGTTTCAGTAGCTTTGATATTTTATTATATCTTGTTCTTCCATCCATCCTAATATATATAAAGGGTGGTATATAAATGTTTCTATAATATAGTCCAGTTAATAAAAGATTCACAAAAAATCTTATCTATTATAATCACATCAAAAGCCATTTTTTCATGCAATTATAGAACAAACTTCTTTAATCCCTTTAGAAGTAAGTTTTGCAGCCGCCTCAAT